AAGCTACCTCTATCTCTTGTTATCCTAGATAGTTGATACATTAGCATATACCTAGTTTGTTGTTCTATAGGATATGTAAGAGCTGATTTGTAATCATAAGTTATAACAGAAGGGTCTATGATTAAGCGATGGCTATTAAGAACTGGTTCTAAAGTATCTACTATACGAAGTTCCTTTTGTTTATTATGACGTACCTCTTCTATAGTTACAGGATATGTTGTTCTAAATATCGG